TTGGTCAACGAATGGCTGCGTACTGCGCGAATGACGGCACGGATACTTACGATGTAATTCTGCTGCAATCGCACTTGTCCACAGTTGCTCAAGAAATGGTGGTACTGGTATGAAGATGCAAGAACTGGTCACCCTGATGGCCAATAAACTGGCCTATCTAAACAACGCCAAATCAACCGCTATGGTGTCAGGAGACCTTGAGGCCGTACTGAGACTTGAAGGAGAGATCAGCGAGACCCAAGCCACCATAGCTGCCCTGCAAACTCTGATGTAACGTGTTTCTAACGCTTCTCCAGTCACGTAGCGCACCGCCGCCACCACCCCCACCGCCGACACCTGTTATTGATGGTGGAGGATCATCTGCCAAGCGCGGCAGAAAGGGATGGGGGCGAGAGCGTGCGATATATGAAGCCAGTTTGCTCAAAGAACTGGACAGCAAGACATCAAGCATCGCAGAGCTAGAACAGATCAGACAAGCCCTGGCAAAGCACACGCAATCGCAGCGCCTGGCACGCAAGCTGGTGAACTACGATGGCGACCTGGAAGAACTGGCCGGCCTGCAAAAAGAGCTGGCGAAACTACAAGTCACCTACAAAAACAAGGCAGAGCAGAGCAAAGAACTGCAAGAAGCATCAGCAGCACTTAGATCTTTCTTGCTGGACGAGGAAGACACGATCACCGCACTGATGGCCATGCAAGAGTTTGAAGCGCGGCAGATACTGGCAGTGCTTGGCATCAATATTCACTGAGGCGCAATCATGGCAGACCCGTATATCAGACAACTGGCGCGTGAGGCATTGGCACAGTCAGCCGTAAACCCAGCCGGCGCATTCAGCAGAAGCATATTGGGCGCACAGCAATTGCAACGGCCGGCAGACCCATATTTGCGTCAGCAGTACCCCGCTATTTTTGGTGGCCTGGCTGGTTTGGCTGGAATGGCGCCTGATGAGATGGGCGGCAGCGTACTGGATCCCAACACCGCCAGGGTAAGAGAAGCGCAGGCAATGACCTATCCGATAGGCACAGCGCTGCAAATGCTACCGGGGGCAAAGCCAGTAGGCGCAGGCGCTATGGCAGCAGGCAGGGCCGGTGAACGCTTTGCAGAACGTGCTGTTCCGATGGTAATGGAGCGCGGCGGCATGGGCGCTGAGATGCTGCAAGGCATGAGCAGGGGTACGGTCAGCCCAATGGATGTGTACCACGGATCACCATACAAGTTTGACCGCTTTGATGCCAGCAAGATCAACACAGGTGAGGGCGCGCAGTCTTACGGGCATGGGTTATATTTTGCTGAAAATCCTTCAGTAGCAAAAAGTTATCAAACAGCGCTTGCTGGTAAAGATGGATCAGCTGTTGGACATGCCTCACATATTGTTAGTGTTTATGGCGGTGATTCTAAAAAAGCATTGAGTCATTTGAAAAGCATACAACCTGCACCAGGTGAAACCACATTTAGTGGAGAATCTTACGAGTTGATTAAAGATGCAATAAAAGCAATTGAAAACAATTCATACAAATCAGCAAACACAGGGTCTTTTTACAAAGTAGACCTACCAGACGAGCAAATAGCCAAGATGCTTGATTGGGATAAGCCTATGAGTGAGCAGCCTAACGCAGTCAAAGCGCTCAGGTCAATAGCAGATAGAGTGCCTGGGCTATCCGATGCTTTGCAACCTTTTGAGCTTGGCAGCACTACGGGACGTACAGTCAATGATTACATTTCTCGGGCTCTATCGCCAGAAGATGCAGCTCGATTGTTGAAAGATTCAGGAATCCCAGGTATCAAATACTTGGATGAAGGATCACGCAATTTGGCAAATACATGGATTGTTCGACACCCTCAAGGCGGCGAGAATGTGTTTTCCTCAAAAGCGTCTGCCGAGGCTTACTTAAAGAGAAATCCAGAAGAAACACTGATTGAGCCAAAAGTAACCCGCAACTTTGTCACCTTTCCCGGAAATGAAAGCATGCTGACCATATTGGAGCGCAACAGGCAACCGTTGGCATTGAAAGCAGAAGAAACCTGGGCAGGTTTTGCAACACCAGAACAATACAACGCAGCAAGATTTTACGGAAGAATGGATACCGAACGCTGGCCTGCGGCATGGCAAAGAGCAGGAGCAGTAACGCCAGAGGAAATTCTGCGTGGCAAAGGAATAGTGCAGCCGCCACCAACTCAGCGCGACAAAGACTTGTATTTACTGGAAAGCAGATTTTCCGGGTTTATGGATGCATCAAAAGCGCGTCAATTCCTTGAAAACGACATGCTAAAAGCAACAAAAAAAGAAAAAGACTTGCTTAGAAAATACTACGATGCATCAGGAAAATTTATCCCGCGACAAGAATTGCCCGTCCAGCAAGCAATGCAAGAATTTGAGCAAGGCCTGACCAACTTCATGGCGACAAGATGACGGCATCCACCCAGCCGACTTTGGGTGAGTTTGAAGGAAGACAATGGAAAACGAAGTTGTGATTGAAGACGAGCAAGAAGTAGACGAGCCAGTAGAGGCTGTTGAAGCAGAGGAACCTGATGAGGTTGTCGTCAGCATTGGCGAAGAAGAACCGCAGCAGCAAGAAGAACAAGCCCATGCGCCTGAATGGGTTCGAGAACTGCGCAAGACCAACCGCGAACTGAAGCGGCAGAACCAAGAACTGCAAGGCCGGCTACAACAATCAGCGCCAGTACAGCAGGCGGTTACTCTTGGAAAAAAACCAACACTTGAAGATCATGACTATGACGCTGAGAAGTTTGAGCAGTCGCTGGAAAGCTGGTACGACCGTAAGCGACAGGTGGAAGAACATCAAGCACGCCATGACGCAGAACTGACAAACCAAAATCGCGCCTGGCAGTCAAAGCTGGACAGCTACGCTAAAGCCAGAGCAGAGCTGCGCGTGAAAGACTTTGAGGATGCCGAGGCGGTAGCACAGGAACTGTTTTCCGTGACCCAGCAAGGCGTAATGCTCCAAGGTGCAGATAACCCTGCCCTAGTGGTCTATGCGCTCGGCAGGAACCCCAAGAAAGCCAAAGAACTGGCAGAAATCAAAGACCCGGTGAAGTTCGCTTTTGCTGTGGCCAAATTGGAAAAAGACATGAAAGTAACAAATCGCAAGTCTGCACCACCACCTGAACGAGTAGTTACAGGCACTGGCCGGGTATCTGGCGCAGTTGATTCAACGCTTGAACGACTACGCGAAGAAGCCGCCAGAACAGGCAACATGACCAAAGTTATACAATACAAACGCCAAAAAAAGGCATAATGCGCAAAACGGGTATCGCTAACCCATAAAAATAGCAGTTGAATGGCCCCCGCCAGCCCATTGGTGAGTAAGGAAAGTGGCAGTAATGCCGTGTTTTTTATTCAACCAATGGAGCTTTACAAATGGCAAATTCATTCAGCAAGGAAGAGCGCGTAGCCTTCGAAGACATTCTTGAAGGTTTCCAAGACCTTCTGGTTCTTTCCCGTCACGTTTCGGTCTACAACACCGATTCGACCATGATGGAACGGGCAAACAACACGATCTGGCGTCCGATGCCCTACATCGCGCAGTCAATCCCCACGACCCCTGGCACGACCATCGCCGGCAGTTACCAGAACATGACGCAGCTGTCTGTTCCCAGCACACTGGGTTTCTCCCAGACCGTGCCGTGGCAGATGACTACTCTCGATCTGCGTGATGCACTGCAAGAAGGCCGTTTGGGTCAGTCTGCCAAACAAAAGCTGGCATCAGACATCAATGTGGCCATCATGAACACCGCTGCCGCACAAGGTACGCTGGTGGTGCCGATTGCTACCGCTGCTGGTGACTACGATGACGTGAGCCTGTGCGACACGATCATGAACGAGCAAGGCGTGCCTGATTACGACCGCTTCCTGGGTCTGTCCAGCCGCGATTACAACGGTCTGGCCGGCAACCTGTCGCAAGCCTCGCGTTCGTTTGGTAACCCCAAGTCGGACAAGGCCTATGAGCGTTCGTTTGTTGGCATGGTTGCAGGCTTCAACACCTACAAGTTCGACTACGCCAACCGTATCGCTGCGGCAGGTGGTGGTACAACAACCATTGCAACCAACGGTTCACAGGCTGACTACGTTCCTCAAGCCACTTCCACATCTGTGGGCGGTCAGATCAACGTCGACAATCGCTATCAGACCGTTACCGTGTCCAACTCTGTTGGCGTGGTTGCTGGCGATTGCTTCACGATTGATGGCGTCGAGGCTGTGCATCACATCACCAAAGAGTCGACTGGCGAACTGAAAACCTTCCGGGTTATCAGCGTGCCGGCCGGTGGCGTGACGCTTGTAATCAGCCCTCCCATCATTGGCGCAACGAATGCTCCGACCGATGCAGAGCTGCAATACAAGAACGTGGAAGTTGTCACCGAGTCGGCAACAGCAGCCATCAACTGGCTCAACACTGCCGCATCTGCGATCAACGTGTTCTGGCAAAAAGATGCTCTGGAAATCCTGCCAGGCCGCTATGCCGTCCCATCCGATGCCGGAACCGCAGTGATGCGCGCCAGCACCGACCAGGGCGTCGAGTTGGTTATGCAGAAGTTCTACGACATCGACAGCATGACCATCAAGTATCGTCTGGACACACTGTTCGGCGTGGTCAACAAGCAACCGGAAATGTCTGGCATCTTGTTGTTCAACCAGCCTTAATCGGCAATAGGATCGGGGGGCTCTGGCCCCCCTTTCTTCATAGGAGTGTTTCATGCCATTGACCAAGGGTTATTCAAAGAAATCAATTGGCAAGAACATTGCCAAAGAAATCAAAGCAGGAATGCCACAGAAGCAAGCAATTGCTGTTGCGCTATCCACGGCTAAGAAAGCTGCTGAAATGGCTGGAAAGCCCGGCAAAGCCCCTGCAAAGGCCAAGAAATAATGATCTTCCCTGCCATTGCTTACCAAAGCCCTGGAACGCATCGCCGGCCGGGTGGTGGAACGTACAAATACATTGCCGTCAACTCGCAGACCGAATGGGACGAGCGTTTGGCTGCTGGCTGGTTTGAATCATCTGCTGCTGCTGTGCTGGCCGCTGGTGACAAAGCCACGATACCTAAGAAGCCAAAACCAAAGTGGGCGATCAAGATCAAGAAAAAGAAGAAGCCTGGAAAACCTCTTGACTGGCGCAAGTTGGCCAAACAGATCCAATCTGAGCCAATCCAATCCGATCCGATAAATGATGACGCGCCACCTACTCGCGCAGAGTTGGAAAGCAAGGCTACTGAACTTGGCATCAAGTTTGATGGGCGCACCAGGGACAAGAAACTCTCCAACCTGATTGATGAAAAGCTAAAGGAATAATATGGGCTGGACTAAGCGCGAATTTGTCACCCAAGCCTTTGACGAGATTGGTCTAGCCAGCTACGCCTTTGATCTGACGCCAGAACAAATGCAAAGTGCATTGCGCCGGCTGGATACCATGATTGCAGCCTGGAACGCGCTCGGCATTCGCTTGGGCTATCCACTGCCATCAAGTCCTCAAGATAGCGACTTGGACGAGCAGACAGACGTTCCTGATTCGTCAAACGAAGCCATCTACACAAATCTGGCAATCAAGCTGGCACCAAGCTACGGCAAGCAAGTTATGCCAGACACCAAGATGACGGCGAAAGAATCGTACAACACGCTTCTGTCACGCGCAGCTATGCCACCAGAGCAGCAACTGCCAGGCACAATGCCGGCCGGCGCAGGCAACAAACCCTGGCGCAATTACGACACTCCATTCTTGCGGCGTCCTGCTGATCCTGTCATTGCAGGTCAAGATGGCGTTTTGGAATACAACTGAGGATCAACATGCCAACCATCAATCAACTCGCAGGCATCAGCCAAGTTTCCGGTGGCGATCTGCTTCCCATCTATGTGCCGAACAATGGTGATGCGCGTAAGGTTTCCATTAACCAGCTGCTGACCTACTTCCAAAGCACATTCGCAGCACCAACGGTTTCAACCAATCTGTACACACCAGGAACTGGTTTTAACATCACAGCACCAACACCAGTCAGTGAACAGCAATGGATGCTCTTACAGCCGGCTGGAACACTGGCCACTGGCACTATTACGCTGTCACTGAATACAGGAACGCCTGATGGCAACGAAATCCTGATAACGACAACACAGCAGATAACAACATTTACGCTGGCACTCAATGGCGCTGCGGCTGCTTTTGGTTATCCGACAACTCTGGCTGCGGAAGACTTTTTCCGCATGAGGTTTTATCAGGCCACGAATAGCTGGTATCGAATCGCTTAATTTTTAGGAGCAATCATGTTCATCCAACCAAGTCTGACCCAAAATCAAGTTGATGTGATTCTGCCGATCAATGAGTACATCAGCATCAGCAACACTGGCAACGAAAAAACGACCGTCCTGCTGCAATCTGTAACGCCAGGCGCACAGCCTTGGAACTACACAACGCTTGGCACACTGTCCAACACTGCGCAAACCTTTGGGCCATATGGCGAGGCTCGCACCATTCGCATCCAGAACCGCAATGCTACGGTTGAATATGATGTTGGCGCAAGTCCACAGTTGCGCAGCTTCCCACCACTGGTAATTGGCAGCCTTGCCCCGGTCAGCTTGGTGCAACCTGCCGCCACCTTCACCACCCTGACCTACAACACCAACGCAGGCAAGGTCCGTCTGGTCAGCGCCGGCGCTCACGGCCTCACGGCTGCCGTGGCAGTTGGTGAAGACATCTACGTGACATGGGCCACCGGAACGGGCGTCAATGGCTTCTACGAAGTCACCGCACTTGATGCCGATACCACTGGCGTGGCCATCACCATTGACCTGACCTACGTCACCGGCTTGGGCACGCCCACCGTGGCCGTGGCCAACACCGCAGTGACAGTGGCATCCGTCACCGTCCCAGGCTGGGCCATGGGCACAGGAGGCGGCATGGAAATCGACGCTCTGTTCAGCCTGACCAACAACGCCACCGTCAAGACCTTGGGCATGACCTACGGCGGCGGGACTTTGCTTTCAGCCGCAGCGGCCAGCAATGCCAGCGCCTGCGTGCAAAAACTCATGTGCAACCGTGGCGGCTCGCAAGTGGTCACAAACTCAGCCACAGCAGTCGGCCATGGTCTGTCCACAGGTGCAAACGTGTTCTTGACCGTGGACACCACCGTAGACCAGACTTTCGCCATCACGGTCAAGCCAGCAACGGCCAACAACCTGATGCGTCTGGAAGCCTACAAGCTGCACATCAGCTTCTGACCATGGCCACCAAAGACACCAGACTGGCACGCGCAGGCGTCGAGGGCTACAACAAGCCCAAGCGCACGCCTTCGCACCCTACAAAGTCACACGTCGTGGTGGCCAAGTCTGGTGACGAAGTGAAAACTATTCGCTTTGGTCAGCAAGGCGTTTCCGGATCTCCAGACGGTTCTAAACGAAATGAATCATTCAAGGCTAGGCACGCTGAGAACATCGCCAAAGGCAAAATGAGTGCTGCATATTGGAGTAACCGCGTTAAGTGGTAAGACATGCAAATACCAATCCTCAACGGCATCTACGCTGATAACACACCAGAACTGCGCACCACTTACCCGGTGAACATGGTTCCGGTTTCTAAAAAAAGTGGGATCAGCAATGGGTTTCTGCGTCCTGGTGATGGCCTAGTAGCCAACGGAACAGGCCCAGGCATTGACCGTGGCGGAATTGAGTGGAATGGCATCTGTTATCGTGTCATGGGTACCAGTCTGGTGACTGTGGCAAGCGATGGCACTGTAACCGTGCTGGGTGATGTTGGCTCTGGTGGCCTTGTCATCTTTGATTACAGCTTCGATGTGCTGGCCATTGTTTCCGGTGAGCGTCTTTATTACTGGATTCCAGTTAACACCGCAGCAACATTACCGTGGAACCCAACAGCTCCAATTCTGCGACAGGTCACCGATCCTGATCTTGGAGTCGTGCTTGATGTGGTTTGGGTGGATGGCTACTTCATGACCACCGATGGTGAGTTCTTGGTGGTGACAGAGTTGCTAGATCCCATGTCGGTAAACCCACTGAAGTATGGAACATCAGAGGTAGACCCAGATCCAGTGGTAGCTTTGCTTAAGTTGCGGAATGAGGTCTATGCACTTAACCGACACACCATCGAGGTGTTTGACAACGTAGGCGGTGATCTGTTTCCTTTTGCGCGTATTGATGGCGCACAAATCCCTCGTGGAGCAATTGGAACCCAGGGCTGTTGCGTGTTTGTTGATAGCATGGCCTTTCTTGGTAGCAGCCGAAATGAGGCTCCAGGCATCTTCTTGGGCGTATCAGCAAACACGACAAAGATCAGCACGCAAGAGATTGACAACATCCTGCTGAACTACACCGAGGCGCAGCTGGCGCTGGTCAAGCTGGAATCACGCAACGACAAGAATCATCAGCATCTGTATGTCCATCTGCCAGACAAGACACTAGTTTTTGATGCAACTGCAACTCAGGAACTTGGCGAACAAGTCTGGTTTATCCTGACAAGCACAACGGTAGGATTCTCCCAGTACCGCGCACAAAACTTTGTTTGGGCCTACAACCGTTGGCTGATCGGAGATCCACAGTCAACGAATGTTGGCTACATGGTGCAGGATACCGGCCATCACTACGGTCAGCAAGTACGCTGGGAGTTTGGCACCGAGATTGTCTACAACGATGGCAATGGCGCGATCTTCAACCGCCTTGAACTGGTGGCCCTGACTGGCAGCGTAGAGATCGGGAAAAACCCGCAAATCAGCACCAGCTACAGTGTAAACGGCAAATCATGGAGCCAAGACCGCAGCATCAGCGTCGGCACTACCGGAGCAAACAAGCGCCTGGCGTGGTTTCAGCAAGGCCATATGCGGAACTGGCGAATCCAGAGATTCCGTGGCGATAGTGACGCTCACTTGTCATTCATGCGTCTGGAGGCGCAGCTTGAACCTTTGGTGTACTGATGGCAACAGCCCCCTTATCACGTAGACTAAACCTGACGCGAGATCAGCTCACTACTTTTCTGACTGATCAGCAGCAGATTAGACAGTTTGAGCTGTTGTTTTCAGTCGTTGATGAAATCCAAGTCATCATTGGGACTGACTTTGAGTACCAAGCAGACACAGCTGCGGCAACGGCCAACAACGCACTGGCCCAGATAAGCGTTCTGGCGCAAGATTCAGCAGTAGACAGTGCAGTTCTAAATGCCAAGGTTCAACAAGCGCTTGATGAGTTGCGCCAGCTTGCAAAAAACATTGAATTATTTGCGCCACCTGTACAAAACAACAATTCATTAGTCACTGATTACATTGACTTTGACCTTGCAGCCCCGCACTCCGATAAGGTACGGCGCATGGCATGGAATGACACCGATGAAACCCTCGATTTGGGAATGGAATACGGCGTCACTCAGCAGATCGGAATGGAAACCTATGCCCGTGTTCAAAACAACACTGGCGTGACTATTCCAAATGGAACGGTTGTAGGCTTTACCGGCGTTGTTCCTGATTCGACGTTAGCGGTAGCACCATATCTTGCAAATGGATCAACTCCTACGTTGTATGTTTTAGGTGTCATGACGCATGATCTGCCAGATACCGGAGATAAAGGTTACTGCACAACCTTTGGATATGTGCGCGATCTTGATACCAGTGCTTATTCTGTAGGCGATATTTTGTATGCTTCTCCTACTGTTGCTGGTGGTTTTACCAACGTTAAACCTACAGCTCCAGACAATGTAGTGCCAGTCGCTGCGGTATTAAAAGTAAGTTCGACCGTTGGCGTTATCTTTGTCAGACCAACGATTGAACAACAAAGGTATTACGGTGAATTCACCAAGACTAACAGCCAAACGCCACTGTTAGCAAACACGGATTACCCACTGCTTTTCACCAATACAGAGATAGCCAACGGCGTCTATATTGGAACAACAACATCAGAGATTTACGTTGATCAGGCTGGCTTGTACAACATTGCAGCATCAATTCAGATTACGTCAACAAATAGTTCACAAAAGTCAATTTGGGTATGGTTGCGTCTTAACGGAACCACGGATTTTCCAAACTCAGCACGAATTGCATCCATCACGCTAAATAATGGATATGTTGTTGTTTCACTCAACGAGGTAGCATCACTGGCTGCAAACGACTTTATTGAAGTAATGTACGCATCCGACAGCACAAACGTCAGCATTGCCACTGTTGCAGCTACAGCTTTTGCGCCAGCAGCACCAGCAGTAATCTTGTCCGTTACACAATCCGAACAATAGGAACCTTTATGACAGTATCAATCAAAGTTCTGATTCCAGCCAAGCAGGCAGAGAACGCACAAACAACGCAGTACACCGCCACAAACTGTAAAGCCATCATTGACAAGTTCACTGCCACCAACACCACGGCCGGCAATGTGACTATCAGCGTCAACCTGGTGACCAGCGGCGGCAGCGCGGCCACATCAAACCTGATCGTGGATGCCAGAAGCATCGCACCAGATGAGACCTACACCTTCCCTGAGTTGGTTGGTCAATCGCTTGAATCAGCCGGGTTTATTTCCACAATTGCCAGTGCAGCCACATCATTGACCATCCGCGCATCAGGCCGCGAAATCACTTAAAGGACACACCATGAAAGAATTTATGATGATTCCAAAAGGCTTTGCCGGCCTGCCAATGGAAGATGAGTTCATCACGGCATCTGAGAACAAGAAAAACACTCAGGTAGTGATTGACGATTGGATGCTTGGCCCTGAGAAGCCTTCAAACGAGCCAGGAGCGAACAAAACCTACTGGGTGGCACTTGGTAAGGCAATGCAGGTTGACGAGAAGGAAGCGCGTCGTAGACGGTGCAGCAATTGCGAGTATTACGACAACAGCATTATGACTCAAGCCAAGATGGAGCGCATTCCCCGCAACGATTGGGACACCGGTGCAGGGTTCCGAGGCTACTGTGAAAAGTTTGATTTCGTCTGCCATGACCTGCGCGCTTGTCAGGCCTGGGAAGAACGCGAATCCGAGATGAATTGATTATGTGCGAAAATTCTGCTGCTGAGTCTATCGGGCCGCCAGCAGCTCACCCTGTACAGGAGTGTTTGATGGGCAATGTGGCGGTTCAGGCAATTGGCGTTCCAGCAATGCATCTGCCAATCTATCGCTTGGAGGCTGAGTTACTCAAGCTGCCCCAGGTTGATATGCCTGTTACTCACGCTTTTTGTGCTGGCCTGTACGCTCGCACTATGCACATTCCTGCTGGTACTGTTTTGACGGGTGCAGTTCACAAAGAGGAATCATTCTTCTTGGTTCGCAAAGGCGAGTTGATTGTCAGCACTGACAGTGGCCCACGCACTATCGGCCCAGGTGACATGAGTGTTTCTAAGATTGGCACAAAGCGTGCTGGCATTACCTTGACTGACGTTGAGGTGACTACATTTCACGCCAACCCGACAAACGAGCAGGAACCGCAAGCCCTATGGGACTTGTTCACAATTCCAGTTATTGAAGCTGTGAAATTGGAGAAATTAACATGACATTTGGTTTATCAGGAGCAGCCCTAGCTGGCATTGCAGTTGGTGGAGCAACACTTGTTTCGGGTTTAGCCCAATCCAATGCAGCAGAAAGCGCAGCGGCTACACAAGCAGGAGCAGCACAAGGTGGCATTGAAGAACAGCGCAGACAGTTTGATGCTGTCCAGAAGTTGCTTGCACCTTACGTTCAAGCTGGAGGCCAAGGACTAGCCGGGTACGCACCTTATCAAGAAGCTGGCGCTGGTGCATTGCCAACACTCCAACAATTTGCGCAGGCCGGCGCACCAGCACTTGAGCAGCAGCAGGCTTTAATCGGCCTCAGAGGGCCAGAAGCACAGCGGCAAGCCATTGCAGCCATTGAAGGTGGAGAGCAATTCAAAGCCATGTCTCGACAAGGCCAAGAATCATTGTTGCAAACTGCTTCAGCCACAGGCGGATTGCGTGGTGGAAATCTTCAGGGCGCATTGGCTCAATTTCAGCCACAGTTATTGAACGAATTGATCAACCAGCAATATGGTCGTTTGGGTGGCTTGGCTACGCAAGGCGGAAACGTAGCTCAAAACCTAGCATCCGGTGGTCTTAGTGCAACTGGTGAACTTGCCAGGATTGGCCAAGCATCTGCTGCTGGTGTTGGCACAGCTGGACAACAAACCGGCACAAACATTGCAACTCTTA